GATGCTTCCGCTGATCGCTTTGATTTCCGTCACCAGTTCGGACAGGTTGATTTCAGGAGGCATGGCCGCGACCTTTCAGTTGCTCGATCAGGCCGCGCAAACGCTCAGCGGCCACGAATTCATCGATCGGGGTGAAATCGTCGATCGCTTTGATCAGGCTTTGGTCACGGTCACTCTTGTTGTTTTCGCGGATACGCGGCGGACCCTCCGGATCGATCTTTGCCTTCCACGCGGCAATGATGCGCTCCTCGATCCGCAAGACTTGCTCGCGCGAATAGAGAGCGCGGTTCGTCGGGTCGTGAATGTTTTTCCAGGCGGCGCGGATTTGCGCTTCGGTATCGATAGGATGGCGTTTGCGCCCATCGTCCAAATAGCCGGGATCGGCAAAACCGCCCTCGGCCTTGTCCTCGCGGTAGGCCGGAGGTCCCTCCGGATCGATCTTGCGTTTCCACGCGGCGACGATACGCGCTTTGATTCGGTCGACTTGCTCGCGCGAATAGAACGATTGATTCGACGGCTTGTGGATGTAGTTCCACGCCGCGCGAATGCGGCCTTCGGTGTCGATCGGGTAGCGCTTGCGTTTATCTTCCTGATAGCCCGGATCGGCATACTCGACATCGCCGAACGGCTTGCGCGCGTCGCGCAACAACAAGCCGAGCAACAGCCGGCCGATGCCTTCGACCTCATCAAAGCCGCCATCAGCGAGCAACTCATCGATCTCGGATTTGACGTTGACAATGCGCGCGTTGCGATTGGCAGGAAAGCCAACGATCGAACATTCCTGCAGCAACGCCTTCCTGATCGTGCGCCGGCCGGTGCGCTCATCGACGGCGAGGTGCTTTCGGTCGAGCACCGAGAAGCCGACCGACAGGCCCGACAAGTAGCCGCGTTTCATCAGCGCATAGGTCTCGCGCGCCTTCGGCACCTCCAACGCAAGCTCGCCTTGAACGATCAGGTGCTTGCCCTGTTGCTCGAACGATCGCCAGCCGCCGATGACTTGCGCGCGATCATGATCACGCAGCATCATCACGTTCGGAATCAATTCGCCATTCGGCGCGAGCTTGGTTTCGATCGGCTCGAACGCGCCGGCTTCGATGATGTCGTTGTGAGAGTCAGTGTCAGATGTTGAGGCGACGCCGGTGAATGTTGCGACCGAGTCACCTTCCGATTTCAGTTCGAACGCACAATTGAGATCGGAATACTGTTTCATCCGTGCGACCATGCGCACGATGAAAATTAGTTGTAAAACGAAAAGTCAGTGCGTAATTGTCGGTGTCGCAAATTTCTTCTGAGTCATGCCGGCAAAAATCATCTTTCACGACCTCAGTGACTTCCGCCGCCTCTATTGGGCCGGAATTCCGGAGGCGCGCATTGCGCGACACTTCCGAGTCAATCGCACGGTCGTTCGACGCGTCATCCGCGAGTTGGGTTTGTTGCCGCGTACCTACTTTGACAGCAATCGCTTCCTCGCCGGAGAACGCGGACCGCTGGCGCGCCGCGCATACACATCGGCGGCCAATGCGGCGCGGCGAAGATCACGTGAAGTAAAGTAGACTGCACCGGCAGTTGATGAGCCCACCGGCATCGGCGCCCATCGAATCATCGCCGGGAAACATCATCTGCCCGTCATCAGTATCGAACGGCTCGTTGCGTGCAATGGTTACGCCATGCATCGCTTGATGGCTTGGGCGCACGCGCGTGTCGCTTGCCGTAAACCACTGCTTTGTCTGTATTTGGATTCGTTGTTCGTCAATCGTCTCATCCATCGCCCACATCGCGGCGCCGTGCGTCTCGGTCCGGGCGATCGTCGCCGAACGCTTGCGCGAGATGTTGGGAATTTCCTGCACGATCTCGCGCGCGATCCGGGTGCTACTCCAACCGTCCTGCACACCCTGGAAAATAAAATCGCGGATCAGGTCGGCGGTCGATTGCGAGATGAATTGGATGCGCGTTGCCGCCTCGCGCTCGATCCACGACAGCATGCGCTCCATGAACGCCGTCACACCGGTGCGCGCCTGCTTTTGCACCTGATGCCACGTCGCCGTGTACATCTGATTGAAGATCAGCTTGTAATGCCGCACGAGAATCTTTTCGCCGCGGCGTTTAATGAAATCCTCAGCAGCGATACCGCCGTCAGTCAATTGCAGCCGCATCGCACCGGCGAGCACCGGCACCATGGCCACGTGCAAGCGCTGTTCGGTGCGGTCAAGGTAGCGCTGGAATTCGCGATCGCTGCTGATGTTGATCAGCATTCACGCCACCGCTTCGGCTTCCTCAGCAACGCCCCACGCAGCCCACCCGTGGCGCGGCGGTCCGCGCCGGTTGAGTTCGATCTTCGGGATGTGCGGAAAATACGCCTCAAGCATCTCCAGAAATATCTCCGGCTTCTCCCAATCGCCGCGCCGCGGCGCTTCCAGCAAGCTGTCCCACTGCTGGCCCGGCGCCGGGCACGGCACGTGACCGCGCGTGCCGAACAGGAAAAGCTCATGCTTGTTGCGATTCCAATGGCCGGGCCCGATGCGATCCTTCGCCCATACCCAATGCGTTTTATAGGCGAAGCCCCACGTCTCCATCACGTCGAGCGCGTGCACCAGCATCGGCACCGAGGCCCACAGCCCGAGCACGCAATCATCGGCGGCGATCGATGCCACGTCGCGTGTCGCGATCACGTCCGTGCTTGACGGCGCCCCATGCCGATCGAGCGCGATCATTCCGACGATTACGCCGTAGCGCTTGCCCGCGCACAGCTTCGCGCCTAGCTCGGCCTCACGTTGGGCTCGCCGTTCGGCCTTGTCATCGAACAAGAGGAGGTTGATCGTGACTCTGGCGTTTTCCTGTGCGATCCGCTCGCGCCGCTCCGCCATCAGTTGCTCGAACCGTTTGGTCGGCACGGCGGCATACTTGCGCGCCCGATCGGCCAGATGCTTGTCGATTCCCGCCTCGGACAGGGTAAAAACCGGGTCCGTTTTGGACCCGGTTTTGCTAGGCCGGCCGCCTTCGTTGAACCCGATCGTGCGGCGCTGTTGTTCCATCAACTCGCCGATGCGCCGCTCAGCACGAAAGCGGATTTCCGACGCCTCGATCTCAAGCTCTTTGTTGCGAGCTTGGCGCGCGTAACTAGAGATCGCCACCGCCATGTCGCGGATGTCCTTGACCTCATCAACCGCATGCGCCTCGGCCAATGCTTGGCACGCGGCATCGTATCGGACTAACTGTTGCTGCAGCATCGCACTTCCTCACGTTGGCGCCTTGCCGAGTAGGTTCGACACGCCCCCCATCTGTGCCTCGATCGCCGCGCGCCTGATCCGCAACTCTTCCAGCTTCACGGGAATATTGGCCGTATCGTCTTCGTCATACGGCGGATAGCCGAGGAGCGCGCGCTGTTCGTTGACCGACAGCATCGATGCCTTGGCGGTCATCTCGATCATCTCGCGGCGGCCAGCGATCATCGCCGGGATGTGTTCGATGTCCGGCCGTATCTCCGCGCCATTGCGCATCAGTGCGTGATTGAGCCCGGCGACATAGAGGCCGATATAACCCGGCAGCACCGTGTCGGTGAGAAAGCCAACGCGCGCCATCGCCAGATTGTTGTACGTATCGGTTCCCGGCAGACCCACGAGTTGCGTCGGCACGCCGAACGTCATCACCACGTCGCGCGCCAGCGAATCCTTGATCTCCACGCTCAACGCCGACGCCGGGTCCTCCGACAGTCGCGTCAAATTCCATTTCGCATTGGCGGTCACCAGCGTTCCACCGGATTGCTCCTGGCCGGTTTTGAATTTTGAGATTTTGTCCTTGATCTCCTGCACCGCACCTTTAGCCATCTCGGATTCGGTGCTCAGCAGGCCGGTGATGTTCGAGGAGTTTGACACGATGTCGGCGCAGCGCTGCAGCACGCGCGTGAACACCTCGGCCGGTGGCGCGGCGATCACGGCCGGCGCCTTGTCGGTTTGCCGATTGAGCGCCGGCCGGCGCAAAAAGATCACATCAGATTCGCCTTCGTCATCCACTTCGTATTTCACCGACTGCCCTTCGTGCATGACCTGAAACGCCTCGATCATGCGCGAGCCGAGCTTGTAGATGACCGTCACCTCATTCGGCGTAAGCGGCCACAGTTCTTGCGTCACGTCGCCAGCGCCGCGCACGCGCAACAGAAAAGCCTTGTTGGCGACCGCGAGCGACACCGCCACGAAATATTGCAGCGCGTGACCGGTCCATTGTGGATTCGGCCGCACCAGCAAGTTCTCCACTTCAAGCTCGGCGCGACTGAGTTGGCTGTTATCCGATTCCTTGTACACCTTGAGCGGCACCGAGGCCGCCATGGCGCCGATCATATCGACCGCGCGCCACAGGTAGATCGAGCGCACATATTCGCGCGTGAGATCAGCCGACAATTTATCGAGGTTGACACTATCGCCGATCGCGACCTCGGACGGCGCGCTCGGGCGCGATTCAGTGGGTGTTTGCTGCTTGCGAAACGGCCACATGGTCACGTCATGTGTTGCGCTCGGGTTGCTTCGCCGGTGGGCGATACGGCGTCGCCTTGACGATCACCTGACGGCCATACCGCGCCCGCATTTTGTCGACGTTGATCTGCACCCCCTTGGCCACGGCTTGCGCCGCACCCCTCACGTCGAAGCTCCGCGCGGCCTGCACAAACTGAAAGCGCGCTTGATAGCAACCGCCACACCCCACGTTAGTCCTCCCCGTCGTCGTCGCCGTCGTCTTCGCCGTTGTCCGGCTTTGGCGCCGGCTGCGGCTCCTCTTCCGGCGGCAGCGGTGGCGGCTCGGCCGGGTCGCGTCGTTGCGGTTGGCGTCCAGTCATTTTGTTCTCTCCGGTGGTCGGCGGTACGGCGTGCCCGCCTGTTGCTGATTCTGTTGCGCGCGATACTGCGCATCGTTGTAGGTACCGCGCGCCTTGTCGCGGATGATGTTCATGCCCGTTCGCACCGCGCCCATGGCGCCGCGAATATTGCCCGACCTCACCGCGCTCCCTAGCGCCGCGCGCGCTGACCCGCATCCTGCACAGGCCATGACTTGCCTCCTGTTCTGGCATCACGTGGTGTCGGTTCGGGCACCTCAAACGGCGGCCACGGGTCCGGCAGTTGCGTCACCGGCGAAACCCGGCATTCGACGCAAGCCTGGCTGATGCTGAAATTCTCCATGGCACCCACCTCATGCGATCGGAACGTGCGCGATTATACGACCCAATCGGGTGAGACCCCAAACCAAAGCATCGAGCCGATTGGGTGAGCCGTCAACCGCGCGGTCCCATTCGCGCGAGAATGACAGCATTTCGGCCTCAAGCTGGTCGAGTCCGCGACGGTGCTTTACCCGACCTTTCTCATACAGGAGCGACACCGGCTCAGCGCGCATGACCTTGCCACGCGAGGCGCTGACCTCGCGAATCGCGATCATGTTGTTGTCACGCCGGCCTTCCTGGTGCGCGCGCTCAGCGGCTTGGCGGATGACATCGGTGGCCATGTCGCCGCCGAAATTCCGCTCCACCACCACATCATCAGCATCAAAATCATCGTGCGCCTTGACCACGGCATCGCCCCACGCAGCGGGTGAACCGACGATGGTGCGATCGGCAAGCACGGCAAATTCACCATTGGTCAACAACGCCGACGCGACAATGCCGATCTCGTCACCGCCGCCGGACGGATCAACGCCGATCGTGGCTTGCTCGATCTCATCCTCACCGATCGGCTCGTGCTTGAGCCATTCATCCTTGAACAGCGCGTTAGGCGGATCGAGGAGCATGGTGCCATAAAGTTCTTGCCGGCCGAGCCGTGTGCCCTCGTAGAGTTCGCGGATTTTCTGCAGGAACTTGGGCGACAGATTGCGCGCGTTGTCGTAGGTGGAGCCGGTGGTGATCTGCACCCCATCCATCTTGATCAGCTTTTTCATAAACGGTGTGGGCCGCGGCGTGGTGCCAAGCAATATGCGCGGCATGTCGCCGAGGCGAAGCCCCAGCATCATCATGTCCCAAACTTCTTGCTGATATCTCATCCGCGCGATCTCATCGATGATCGCGAGTTCGCACTGCGGACCGCGCAACGAATCGGGCTCCTCGCCGGAAAAGAACACGCACATGGCGCCGTTAGGCCATTCGAGCCGGCGCTTGGTTTGCACCCACCGCGGGCGCATGTCGCGGCCGGCGGTGGCAAGCAGTCCGGCCGGTCCCTCCAGGTTCACGTCATGCAAATCCGCGACGGTCGGGCCGATGAGATGCAGGCGCTTCAACCCGGCGCGGACCGCGGTGTGCGCGGCGGCGCTCATGGAATGCGTTTTGCCGGAGCCGCGGCCGGCGAGAAACAGCCAACACCAATCCAATTGCCGCGGCGGTAATTGCTCGTGGCGCGCGGCAAACATCCATTCGCCTGCCATGCCGTCGCCGAGGTGATCGGCGAGCCGCAAGCGCTCCGCCACTGACAGCCGCGCCACCGCGGCACGCGTGTCGTGTATGCGGCACACCTCCTGTAGAAAACGGTCGCTCATCCGTCCTCTTTGACCACCTCGCCATCGATCTCTTTGCCGCTCACGATGAGATCGAGCGCGCGGCGGATGCGATCGGTGGTGCTTTCGTGCTTGTCGGCGAGCGCGCGGCCGAGCACGTCATCTGAGCGCTGCGGCGCCATCAGACCGAGCATCTTCGCGCGCAATTCCATGATCTTGAGCGAGATTGCGGTGGCGTCGATATCGCCACCGCACGCCTTGTCGTAATGCGCCTTCTGCAGCGCATCGAGTCGATCGAGTTCGAGTTGAATGGCGCGCTGGCGCATCCCCGGCGTGACGGCGCCCAAGCTTCGTGCGAGGGCGGACTCCACCTCATCGGTGGAACAGCCCAACTCCTCGGCGATCGCGCGCACCGAGCCGCCGGCCAGCCGCAGCCGAAACACCCTGCGGTCGCGCTCCAGGCTGGCGGCCGGATCGTTAAATGGGATAACTTGCGCCATGCGCATCTCCCATTCGGGTGAGCCATGTATAACCGGTGAGGTGGCAGATAGTCGAGCCGCCGCGTTAGCGATCCGCCCGCTCCTGATCGCCCGGCGCCGGTTCGCGGTCGGCTTGGTCGGCGGCGTCGGCAAGTCCGCGGCGCTCGCCGCCATGGCGGCCGAGGCAGCGCACGAATTCGGAATTCCGATCAGCTACGCCGCTGTCCTGGCGCATGAGGAAGCGGTGGCCTACGCGCTCCAATGCGCGATCGGTGATGCGGTCGACCCGACCGCGCGGCAGGCTTTTTTCCCGCACCTCGCCGGCACCGTGCTGGCGGTGGCACATGCGCACTCGTGGCAATTGCCGCTGGTGAAGGCAGGGCATCGGCGCCGCGTGATCGAGCACCACCTCACACTCATCCGCCGCGCCGCCGGCTTGAGCGAAGAGGAGGCGGCCAAGTTTTTGCGCGGGCGCAAGGATGATATCATTGCCGCGCTCGACCTCGATCTACGGGCGCGGCTCGCGGAGCGGCAAGCGCCCGAGTTGTTTGCGGAAATGATCGGCGACGGGCAGCGGTTGCCAGCGCTGTCGTTCGTCCTGGAGGCGATCGAGACCTATCGCGGATTCAAAGCACGCGAGCGCATTGTTGACGCCGCCGACGTATTCGCCGGCCAGCTTGTCGCCGAGGCCGAGTGTCCGCTGGCGCTGATCGATGAAGCGCAAGAGGTGCCGCCGCTGGCGCGGCGCGCGGTGGCGCGGCTGTTCCCGCGCGCGGCCGTGATGTTCGCCACCAGCGAGATCGCGGCGGTGGCGCAATGGTTCGACGCGCTCCCGGACGGGGCGCGACTCACGCTGGAATTGCCGGACGGGCTTTGAATGAAAAAAGGGGCGACGCGAGCGCGTAGGGGCGCGGGAATGGGGAGGGTGCGTCGCCGTTATCAGTCGACCATTAGCCAAGCGAACCACGAAGCGCGTTTTATAGGCCGCCAAGTACGGCAGCGTCAAGGCGCGGTGTTGCCGCTTAGCCACATTCGTTTTATGATCAGGTGATAGCTTTCACCCGATCGGGAGGGAGGCTCGCAATGTTCACCAGCTTCGACAAAGCCATTGCCGCGGCCGTCATGGGATTGCTGGCAATCCTGGAGGTCACCATCGGACCACTGCCGTGGCTCAATGAGCAATGGGCACTGTCGCTGATCGCCGCGATCACGCCGATCATTGTCTTTCTCGTGCCCAACAGGGAAACGTGATCGGCACTCGCCCGGCCCACTCGGGTGGAGCGCCGAAGGGGCGGCCCTCCCTCAGCCGCGGGCCGCCCCGCCCTTTTCAGGCGCGCTTGCGGCCTCGCTCCATCGGGATGACGCGCGCCAATTTCACCAGCTTGTAATCATAGCCGCAGGCGCGGATCACGGCCATGTGGGCCGCATGCGACGGCCGCAGCGTTGTACCGTGAAACCAATGATAGAGCGTCGACACCGACACGCCGCTTGCCTCCGACACCTCGCTATAGCTCATCCCTGAGTCTCGGATCGCCGTGCGCGACTCATCAATGCAAGGGTCCTTGTCTTTGAAATTGTAGGAGCGATATGCCCTGAGCACCGTGGTCATGATGCCGCTCCATTGCCGGCAGCAGCGAGCAACTTAGGTGTTGCTTTGTAATGCTGGTGCCCGAATTTTTTCATCAGCTTGCGTTGCGTCAGAAAAAACACCGCGTTGCTCACGGCGTGCCGGCTGGTGCCCTTGCGCTTGAAAAAATCGGTTGTGCGCGCCTCGCCGCTTTCGATCAGCGACTTGACGATCTCCTCGCGGATTTGCGCGCTCGCGCTATCGCGTTGGCGCTTAACGCCGATGAACGCTTTCACCGCCTCGGCATCACTCGCATGCGCGGGCGCGAGCGCGGGCGCGGGCGAGGCTTCCTTGGGTCCGGCGATCAACCCGGCCGGTGGCGGGACCGGGTGAACCTCAACATTGTAGGCTTTCTGTTCCGCGAAATAGGTCAACGTGTCGTGTATCTGTTTGTCGGAAACTATCGCGGTCACCCGTAGCAACTTAGGCATGATTGCCATCGGTGGTCATCCTTTCGTGGCTCAGAGTTTTTTTGCTTTTGGGTTGATCGGCCCGCCCTACCCAAGCCAGAATGGTGACACCAGTCAGGGTAACTGGCAAGCGCCAATTTGGCGCGAGCGGGTGCGTGTTGGAATTTCTAGCGCAGTCTAGCGGCTTACTCGTGATCCATCCTGTCAAGGCGCTGCATGAGCGTTCTGATCTGATGCCCGATGCCGTCTAGACGCTCGTTGAACCGCAGCCTTTCAACCATCTGGCCATCCAGCCTTTGCTCCAGTGCACGAAAGCCGTTTTCTACATCGAAGCGAAGCGTGCTTATTTCTCGGCGAAATTCCGCACGCATTGCGTCGTTTTGGTCGAGCACCTGCTGGACCATCTTCTGTATCATGGTGATGTCAACCTCAGCCATTTTGTGGCTCTTTTCCTTTCTCACGCCGCCTTGCGCCGCGGCAGGCGCTTGGCTTTCCGGGCCGCATCGCCGAGCGCCGTGAGTTGCTCGGCCGTGTAGCCGTGGCGGACCGCCATGCGAATCAGCCGCGCCAGCGGCCCCGGAATGTGGTCGCCGGCCGCGTAGCGTTGCGCCGAGCGCCGCGACACGCCGAACACTGCCGAGGCGCCGACAATGCTGATATCGAATTTCTCCAGTGCGGCCCGATACTCGCTCGCTTTCATTCCCTACCCTCCAGGTCGTGCGTCACGGCGACATATACGCCGATTTGACGCAGCGCGCAATCATTTCGCCAGCGCCCGCGCGATCTCGGCGAAGGAATGCTGCGCCACCGGCGCGACGTTCGAGCGCCCCTCCACCCACTCGCCGCCGGTCATGGCCGGCGGAAACAGCACGAACGCCTCTCGTTCATTGAACCGGATTAACGCGGCAACCCCGTCCTTGCTGCGCTCGGCGAGGTAGGCACGCAGCGCCGGATCGCGGTGCGCATGGGGATAATCGGGATCGATCCACACTTGCACCACCGGGATGGTGAGTTGCTGCTTCCCGCCCTCCCCTGGATCGACGGTGATGTAATCCGGGAGGATATCGATGACGTAGTGCCCGCGATCCGGCCGCGGCCCGTTGAATGACTTGGTAAGCCACGCGCACGACCACAGCCGGCACGACGCCGGCAGGCCGTTGTGGTAGACCCGGCACCCTTTGCCATACGCCTGATGGCGGCACCGCACGCCGGCTTTTTTATTTATCTCGGCCACCGGCAACAACTTGCAACACAAGGTGCAGCCGCCGCACTTGCGCGGCAGCGTATTGGCAAGTTCGAGTGTGACCACTGCGCTCATTGCATTGTCCCGAGGTGCGCGGCCGGCTCAACGAGTTCAACGATATTCACCGCATAGTGGCCAGGATCGAACTCCTCCAGCCACGCGCGTTGTTCGGCGCAATCATAAAAACCGAACTCCCGCGCGATGCGCTCGACTACGATCGGTGTCGGGACCTTGCCCGGCCGCTCGCTCGACACCGAGAGATGGCGCAACAGCCCGGCCGGCTGATACTCGAATGAAAACGCCACCCGGTAAGTGCCGAGGATGATGTGTTGGCTCGGTGGCCGTTCAATGCCGGCCACGCGCTCGGCCAGCGTGAGCACAGGCTTGTCATCAAGAACCGCGCCCGGCCTCATCGTTTCCCACGGCACCGGGCGCGCACGCGCCGCGGTGATCATCTCGCGGATGCGCCGCCGGTGCGTCTCGGTGATGATCAGGACACCCATTCAGCCGCCGCGCTCCAACAATTCCATGTGTTCCTTTGCGAGTTGGTTGGCGCGCTCAGCTATGTCATCGCGCAAGTCATCAAGCCGGCGTTCGATGCGCTTGAGCAAATCGAGCACCTGCAAAGTAACGCGCCGCATATCGGCCAATTCAGCGCGGTCGGCCCGCCGGTCGGCTTGCAGCGCGGCTAGCTGGCGGCCGATGAATTCAAACGTCACGGGATCGTCGGCCATCGTCACAGGTCCCTGATGTCGTCGGCGGGGATTTTGCGCCGGAGGGCAATGCGTAGCAGCTTGGCCACCGCCTCGGGCACCTCGGTGTCGCCGGTGCCGTAGCGCAACGCCTGCCGCTTGGAAACGCCGAGCACCTCACCGGCCGCACTGATGTTGATACCGAGGCGATCGAGCGCGCGGCGGAATTCCTCTGGCTCCATGATCTTGGGCATGCAATTCGTTCCTTTCACCACAACATCCGGGCAATTGCCAAAGTGAGGCCGGCGAGCGCAATCATGATCGCGCCGAGCTTGATGATCAGACGGTTTTCCAGCGCCGCAATCTCGTGGCGCAGCGTTGCAAGCTCGTGGCGTACATCGGCAAAATCGTGCTTGGTGGCTTGGCGCAACTCAGTGATATCGGCCTTGGTGGCTACAGCGCCACTGAAAAATTCATGCGCCGCACGCGCGTGGGCATCCGCTTGCGCCACCGGCACCCCGGCCTCTTGCAGACGCTTGGAATAAGCAAGCGTGTCAGTCACTGATTCCCCTCTCCTCTGTTGCAGTTAGATAGCCATTGCGGCGTAAGTGTCAAGATGTCACAAGGGCGAGGCCTTCGCCTCGCCCCGCCTCCTCACCGGGTGAAATCGTAATATTCCGCGCGCTCGCCGATCCGGAGACCGTTGCCCTCGATCTTGTTGAAGCGGCCGGTTTTCTCGTTGACGCGCACCTCTTCCCATTGGCCGTTCTTGCTCTGGCGGAAAGTGTAGAGCGCACCCTGCGGGTTCGGCTCGAACGCCCAGGACTGGCTTTCGCTCATGCCGTTCTTGTCGGTGCGCGTCGCCTTGTCCTGGCGGACGTAGACCACGGTCGTCTTATGCGCGCGGGTCACGTGAGTGATCGTTGCGGCATGGCGATCCGAGTAGCACAGGATCGTCGCGCCCATGCCCTCGGCCGGCTCCGGCTGGCCAACAACCGCCCGGCTCAGGAGGTGGTTCGTCATGCTGCCCGTTTGCGTTCCAAGTTTCATTCGTTTCTCCTGTTTCCTTTCCTTCACACCGTACATAGGCGGCTCCCGCCTGAGTGTCAAGATGTCACCCTAACTACGCCGCAAGCAGCAAATCAGTTTCACAAACCGGCTCGTCCGGCTCCCAATCGAGGAAGCTGAGCGGGATCGTCACCGACGCGCCGGCCTCCGGCTTGAACGTCACGAACGCGGTACCGGGCTTGGCACCCTCGGCCCACGTCGCGCCACACTCCCGCAAGTCATATGGGAGGAGCCCGCGCTTGTGTCCGAGCGCCGCGGCGTAGAGCACCAGCGCGCGCGTATGCTTGGCGGCGCGCTCGTATTTGACCCGCTCACGCTTGCCAACAAGCCGCGACACCTCGGCGCGATAGACCGGCTCGGTGCCATCGTTGACCGCATGCCATTTGTTGAACGCGCGGCGCCACTCGGCAGCCTCTTTCACCAGCATGGGCGCGGTCGGCTTGAACTTTTTGCGTTTTGCCATCACACAACCCCTTCCTTCACAGCGCGCTCATGCTCGAACACGGCGCGGCACAACTCGGCGAAGCATTCGCCCCACGTCGGATGCGCGACCGGCAGGCTCACAACGTGGGCGCGCCACGCCTCCAGGCGCTTGCGGGTTTCTTCGATCCGGATCATGACGATCTCCCTTCCTTCGCCCTCTACATACGCATTTTTGGCGTAGGTGTCAAGATGTCACCCATGCAAATTTGCATGGGGCCATGCATAAATCTCATATGAGAAACCTTGACAACGGAGTTTCTCATATTACATTTAGGGCGAACGGGGAGCCCCACGCCACTGAGCACCGCGGGGTTCGAAGCGGCCGGCGAGGGCAGCTAGGGGCCAGGACGCAGAAAGGGTTTGACCGTGAAGGAAGGCTTCAAAAACATGGCAGTGCGGCGGGTGAACGCCGAGCGCCACTTGGTTGAGATGCTGATGGCCTTCGGCAAGATCGATGAGCCGACCGCGGAAAAGGTGGCCGCGTTCTACCTCAAGAACAAGCTGGCCAAGCTGGACGCGGTTAACGGCGTGTCGCGCATCAAACACGGCGCGTACTACAACGAAACCGCCATCCGCAACGCGGTGAAAATCGTCAACAATTCTTAAGGTGACATCTTGACACTACGCCATGGTGGCGTATATAAGGGATGTCAACAGAGGAGAGTGACATGACTGAGCTTGCTGAATACGGGCCGGCGACAGTTGTCGCCGAAGTCAACGGCAAGCCCGTGACGCACGGCGAGTTGAACGCTGCTTTCAGCGCGGTCGCCAACAAAGAAAACTGGAAAATGCCGATCAACGCCGTGGTGAGCCTCAACAGCGAAACCATGGCCGTGATGCGCGAGGCCGTGATTTTCTTCACCGGCTCGGTTCCCAAGTTCAAGGCGATCGGCGCCACGACCAACAAGAACGGCGCCGGAAACTACAAGGTGACCGCCAAGGGCTATTACCTAACGATCGGCGCCTAACGGCGCCGACCACCACCCCGAGCAAATGGAGGTAACAATGGGTTGGACTGGATTGCGACGTGTTCCCGGAGCCATGACCGACGCGGAATTTTTCGCGCGCGAGTTCGGCCTGGAGATCAAGGCGAGCACCACCAAGCGCGGCGTGTTCTACGGCGTGGTGGAGATGGAGGCCGCCAAGGATGAGCGACTCGTGCCCGACGAAAGCGGCAAGGTGCGCACCGCCATCATCGTGCTGATGAAGCGCGGCAACCGCGACGGCTACAATTTCCGCTACAAAGAAATGAGCGAGTTCATGGGTCCGTGCGAGACCGGGTGCCCGGCAAAACTTCTCAACATGCTGTCGCCGCTCACGGTTACCGAGGGCTCGTGCGATTGGGCCGCCGAGTGGCGGCGCAAGTGTCGCGTGGCCGCGGCATGAGCGGCCGGTGGTATCGCCGCGTCGGCGAACGGTCCGGCGTGGTGCTGGCCGAGTGGAACTTGGCGCCCGGCCACGTGGTGCGCGAGCGCCGCAGCCCGATCGGTGTGACCGTGCGCTGCGAGTGTGGGTTGGCATCACACGCAAACCCGGCGGCAAAATGCGCTGGCGCGAGCGGCAAAGATCAGGGCCGCAGTGCGCCGACATGATGAGGAGATCGAGCGATGAATGAATGGAAACGCAAGGTGATCGAGGCGCTCGCCGCGCGCGGCGTGCCCTACCGGCCCGGCGACATCCCGGCGAAAATATGGACCCGCTGGTATGTGCTCGCCGAGCCGATCGAGGCCACGGTGACGCGCGCCGAGGCGTACCTCCACAACATCGCCAGCGAGACCGCGCGGCGGCGCATGCGCATGGAGGCAAACCGCTATGGGAGATGAGGCATGAAAATCTGGCAAGTGACCACGAACGACACGCAATTGCGGCTCTACTGGTTTGCCACCAAAGCCGAGGCGGACCGCCACGCGCGCGAGTATCGGAAGGAATCCATAGAGGAGGCTCGGCAAGAGAACGGTTGGAAACATTGGCACGTGGAGGTGGAGGCGATCGAGGTCGAACCAACGCGCGCCGGCATTGCCGAGGCCCTCAATCACGTCATCTCCATGACCTGTTTCAATGAGGGTTAATCCTATGGCCGATCCTGATGACGATCCCGAGCGCAAGGAGTACAGCGTCGCCGTGTTCTTTCGCGACGGCCGCTATTTCTACGCCATGCGGTGGTGCACCGGCGAGGCCGCGGTGCGTGGTTTCAAACGGTTCGCCGAGGGCCCGCAAGCGCGTGCCGGGTTGTGGCATCGCATCATCGTCACCGATGGCGGTGATTTCACGTGTATGGAGTGGAAACACGGCGAGGGCTACACGTTCCCGCCGGAGTTGGTCCGACACAACAAGCGCGAGGGGAGTTGAAGCCATGGGCAAGGTCGGCAGACCAAAGCGATGGTCCGAAGACATGCAAGCGAGATTCGCCGCCGGCACGTTCGAGCGGATCGAGACCGCGCTCGCCGAGGGCGAGGATCGAACCGATTTTGTCCGCGCCGCCGTCGAGCGCGAATTGCTGCGGCGCGAGCACCTGACCGCGCGACGGCGCAAGCGGTAGCGCGCCACCCTGCGACCGCCTGCCACACTTTTTCTGTTGGTGACATCTTGACACTACGCCAGAATGGCGTATATTAGGGGCGTAAGAGAGAGGGAAAAGAGATGAAACTGACAGCCCTGGAAAAGAGCGTGCTCACCGCGCTCGTAAAATCGAGCGCCGGAAACGGCCACGACTTTGGCTTGATCGAGGAGGCCCGCGAGTGCGTAGCCACTCCTCGGCAGTTGGGCGGTGTCGTCGCGTCGCTGGTGAAGAAAGGGATCATCAAGGTTTGGGAACCTGTCACCACCGATAGCGGCACCTGGACCCAGTTCGAACTCGCCGAAGAGTTCCACAACTGGACGGAGTGAAACGGAGCGGCCCGCGGGCCGCTCCCCGGACCCTGCGGCGGAGCCGGAGGGCGGCGCGAGGGAGCCACGCCGGAATGCTCCCACACAAAAAACGGAGACCACGAACCATGAAACTCTTGAAAGGCCACACCTCGCCCGAAACGGCTTATGTCGTTGAGGATTATCCTTACGGCTTCCGCCTGCGGTGCAAGGTGCGCTACTGGCTTGAGTGGCACCCCAAGCGCGGCTTCCGGCTCCTGAGCCAGACCACCAACCCCAAGCGGGGCCACGTGTGGAACAAGCCGAAGGCCTCGACCTACGCCAAGTTTGGCGGCGCGCTGTACCTCAACGAAGAGGGCCACGTGGAATGGGCCGGGCTGTCGGAATACAGCAGCGGCGCCGAGGCCACCGCGTTCCTGGAAAAGTACGGCGAGGCGGTGCCCGAGGCCGGGTTGCCGTTGCTGCGGAAATGGACCGCTGCCAAGGTCGCCTACGACAGCAACCGCGAGAGCGGCGATCACCTCGCCAAGGGCCTGCCCGAGGCGCGCAAGGCGTTCGCCGAGACCAAGTGAGGGAGATGACGATGAGCCAGATGTGCAACCGCTGTTACAAGATCGTGCACCGCGCGTGCCAGAACGACACCGAGGCAGCCGAATGCCCGAAGCTGCAACGCAAGCCGCGGCTGGCGGCAGCGATCGCCGCGCAAGAGAAGTGGATCGAGCAATGCGGCGGCTCGCGCGCTGGCTATGTCGCGCGCTACGGCGCGAAGAATGATCCGGACCGCTACGGCGACGGCGGTGAGGCGATCTATGTCGCCGACATGGCCGAGTTGGTGCGCCTGCGGCTCGCGGCGAAGGCATTCGCCAAAACCAAGTGAGGAGGGAATCATGACCGACAAGACGACAATCGAAAAGACGCTCACCGAAGGCTGGGACACGCTGGCGATCGCCCGCACCATCCTGATGCAGCTAGGCGGCAAGCGATTCATCGCGATGACGGGCGCGAGTTCGTTTAGCTCCGGCATGTTCGAAGCCGGCCCCGGCCTGAGCTTCCGCCTGCCGACGAAATCGACCAAGGACCGCATCATGGGTGTGCGCATCGTGCTCACCCCCGCCGATCTCTACACTGTGGAATTTCTGCGGCTCGGCAAGGACGCCGAGGGCCTCACCGCGGTGGAGGTCGTGAGCAAGTCCGAGGGTGTCTACTGCGACATGCTCGCCGACGTGTTCGAGGAGGCCACCGGCCTCTATACGTCGCTGTGAGGAGAGAAAAACGATGAAACGCGAACAAGCCCTGCGCTACGTGAGCTACGCCGTTGACGATGCGCTGTGCGAGCGCCGCGTTGACGAGGCGCCGCCGAACGCACGCCTTGTCGGCTGGCAATGCGGGTTTGAGCCGCTGTTTGTCGCCGTCTGGTCCTATCTTGGCGACGATTGCCTTCCCGATCCGGCAGAGGCCGCCGAATACGCGACCGATCTTCTTGTCGAGAAGAAATGGTTTACCGACAACGATAACCCGCCAGAACCCGACTACGTGCTGTGATGGCATCGAAACGCGAGGGACCATTGTTCCGCGTCGTGCGCTCGAACGGCAGCGATGAGGAACTCGCCACTGCGATCAACCTCACGATC